GCTTTGTTTTGTAAGCGTAGTTTAAAATTAATCATTTTCTTTTTCTCCTTTTTCTTCCTCATTTTCCGAGGTTAAAACAAATTTTTCTTTATCAATATTTTTTTTGATGTACTTGTCGATATAAGGGATTTCCACCCCTAATGCTGATAGGCTAGCCAAAATGCTAGAGCCGTAAGCGGCAATCATGGCAAAGATAAATGTATCTAGGACACCGCCTAAATTCATGAAGACTGCGAACGGATAAAAAATGGCTACAAACGTGAACATGGCTATATGTCCGACTAGCCCTTTTCTAAATTTCGAGCTTGAAAACTCATGGAAGGCCCAAGCTCTGGACACACCTATGATGATGTCGCTGAAAATGATAACCATTAGCAGAAACACCCATAAATGATCGTCTATGCCGTGGTCGTAGAAATCTTTGACCACTTGGAAGATGCCAAAGATTCCATCTGGTTTGTGCATTTGACCCCCTTTCTAAAATAGGAAATTCTTAATAATTTCGTCCGCAATAGCCTTGTGCCCTAAATCGCCCGGGTGGCTCGCCACACCAGCATTGGTGATGGTGTAGTTAGAACCATCTGGAAGCCTCAACACCTTGCCCATTTCGGACTTGTACTTGGCATCTTTAGAATACTGATAGATGTCAACGAATGTAACGCCCAACGGCTTACAGATACGCTTGATTCTTTCGACGAAGTCTGGTGAAGCGTAGTAAATACCAACCCAATAGATTAGAGCTTTAGGCGATGCCGCCCTAATCCAGTTGATAAGGTTAGGGATGTCTGTTTCAAGGTTCTTGCGTTTCTCGTCAGTATTCAAGTTATCACCAAATTGCAAAATAACAATGTCTGTATCTTGTCCTAGTGATTGCTTCATTTTGGTATCGAATGTGCCACGTCGATTGTTTGGGTCGGATTCCCAATCCGCACCATTACCACGCTCTACTACTGCGCTAGGGTTCTTAGATAAGATGTAGTTCTTAACCAATGTAAAGTAATCCTTATCTGGCGCACTAGCAGCCATACCCATACCTTTAAGCCAAGGGTGGCTCAAGATTGAGTTACCAAATACCGCTACACGGCTAGGAATGTTTGAAACCGTTGATAGATTACCGTTGTTATCGACCAAGAGACGGAACTTAGTACCATTCGGACTAGTAATCATCGGAGTTTTCTTGAACAATTCGAGTTCTGTAACAACAGGCTCGATTTTATCTGTTTTCTGCTTCAGCGTCTCAACCTTTTCAAGGGCGCTCTCGTTAGCTACACGGTAGCTGAATGGAATAGCTTGCCCTGTTTCGTACATAATTTTTCCAGAATACCCAGCGTTGCTAGTAACATGCTGAGCGTCTTGAATCAAGTTGCGTTCACCTTTGGAAGCGTACACACGGTTATCATGAGATTCAAAGAATAACTGTTCACCGAAAAAGATTTCCTTATCTTCACCACGAATATTCAGTGTGTTATATCCAGCCGCAAGCTGTTTCTGGAAAACACGAGGGGAAACAATCAAATCATTCTGGTCGATGTTACCAATGGCAAAATTGTATGTTCCCGCATCCTTAACATAGACGTTGATTGTGTCAATAAAGCCACGGCTCTTGTCCCATTTCTTGATAGGGCTCATATATCCGAGGTTATTAATCGTTGATACTTGAGTCGTATCAATGCCAGTGATGTCTGATCCAAACTGTACTTTTGATGTATCCGGCATGACGAATGGCACTTTTGAAGCAATGGCACTAGAGCCAAAATCAAGGTTTTCAAGATAGTGAGCTTGAGCGTTTCCGCCTTGGATAACTTTTGTGGGTTCGTCTGATGTCAAGCGACTAATAAGGATATAGCCATTAGCTTCGGGAGTGAAATCTTGATTGACTAACACGTCTGTAGTAGAGAATGTTTTAAGTTTCTTACCCGAAATGTCAAAGTAATGAGTGAACACCCCACGGACATTTTTCAGTCCGTAAGTCACGCCAGCTTGCATATATATTTTAGGGTAGATTCCCCATGTACCAGCGTCGTATGTACCGTTTCCACTACCAGACCAAGCCTTCCCGACCTTGAAGGTGCGTTCGTCAATCAATTGTTTAACAACATTAACAAAACTGAGTTCTTCGGGCTTAACATCTAGCGTCAATTTAGGAATTTTAAGAGAGATATAGCCGTCTGGAAGATTTGAGAAGTCAACGTTAGCTTTTTTCAGATCCTCAAGGGAGGCATTAAAAACCCTTGCGGTTTCGTCTGGTTTAGAAGATACGTATAGCATGCAGTCTTCTGGTGGAATGTACTCAGTAGTAACTAAGTCGTCAGTTTCAGAGAACTTTTTAACAAGTCGTCCGCCATCGCTTGAAATCGCAAACGAGAAGATTCCACGGATATTTGATAGATAGTATTTAAACCCTTTTTTAATTGGGATTGGCATAAATCGGAGCCATCCGTTAGATGACCATGTCCCGATGGCTGTGTTGTTCCAAAGATATACTGAGCCTTCAATCTTATCTCGTAGAAGTTGCTCGATTGATTCCGTGAAGTCAATATTATCGGCTGTTACTTCGTCAACATTTAGCCCTCTGGATTGATAGACACCGCCCTCTTTCCAGTGACGGTCTCCCTCGTTGAAGTAATACCATTTCCCTGTGTTGCTTGCTACGACAATACCATTGGCACCGTTTGGGTAAGTACGCTGGATTTCTTCGAGGGAACTAAGGACAGCCTTAGGAGCGTTTGACGAAATGGCATTGAGTTTTGACTCGACCCATTTCGTGCTGGCCTTACCATCCAGATTCTTAGACATGTTGTCGAGTCGGTCTGGAAGTGTGTTATACGTATCCCTTGACTTCACGACTTCCATATCTGTGTTTCCACTCTTGGCAGCGTCATCGTAGGTGATTTCCATACCTCTAGCAATGGCTTCTCGAACATCAGCCCCTTTTGTTTTCTTACGGATAGCGTCCACAAGGACACTGATTTTATTGGTTTTCTCAAGAGGGGTCACATCATCATATAAATTCAAGCGTCCCTCTGCTTCACTTTGTGGCATTAAGCACCTCCTAATTCATTTCGTAATCGAGCAATCTCAGCTTCTAACTCACTAATACGCTGTGCACGCTCTTGCTGGCTCATGTTAAACGCTGAGAGTTTAGCGTCGTAATCAGCCTTAGCGACATTGTAGTCTGCAAGAGCTTGATTATATGCTGCTTTTTCAGCTTCCGTCGCATTAGCGCCGGGAGCTGTCGGAGCTTTTGGTTCAACAGGTTTAGACTGACTAGCAGACCTAAGAGCAGCCAACTGAGCATTTAATTGTTCAAGTTTCTTCTGCTTGGTAGCTATTGACTGATCTAACTTGAGTTTTTCAATCGAGCTATCAGCTTCTTGCGTTTGCAATTGATACGCCGATAATGACTGAGATTGTGAGCCAATAGTTAAATCAACCGTTTGTGGATTGAGTATATCAATTTTCTTTTCCAAAATTTGCAACGTTTCAATTCCTGATAACGGCGCATTGATAATCTTGTGTTTGTTCCCGATCCTAAACTTACTGTATCGACTATCAATCAAATAGCGCTCAACTGCTGAAATCGTCCATTTAGCCAGTGCAATCTTCTGATTCCTCAAATACTGCTTACCACGAGCCAAAAGAATACTAGGGTTGTCGATTTCCGTCCAGATAACCGATTTCCGAATGAACCCGAACTCTCTTATCAATTCTTCATCAGCAAGATACATTTTCCCATCATTAACGCTTCGGATGTCAAGCTGCGCCCGTGTCACGTCCGGACTCTGATCTTCCTCTTGCCCTTGGTTTTGGCTCTGTAGGTCCGCCCCAATCGGTACGATGATTGTAGCAAGACCGTCAAAATCAACTTCACGGCTCGCAGATTTGATGTTTTGGCCCAGCTTGATTGGGCTTTCTTTGGTAACTCCAATGTCTTTAGTCCAGTCAACATACAATCTCGTATTAAACTCTCTTAGCGTGAGATATCCGCCGATATTATTAATAATCCGCTCTCTCACAGTGTCCCAGCTTGAATCATATCCAATATAGCGGAAAGGGCGGTCTGATTTACCGTGTACTGTAATATTTCTAGGAATTATTCGTTTGAATTCCTCGATTTGAACGTTTGCAGAATCAAAGATTATCTTGAAATAGTCCTCAGCACCCTTATTAGGGAGTTTCTGGAACCATTGAGCAGAATCGTGAAGATATGACAGGAAGTCCTCACAGACAACTTTTTGAACGAATCCATTAGTTGACATCTCGTTAGCCATCGTCAAAACCCTACCGACAAACTCAACTTCGTTATCTCTTAGATTGACAACTTCGATGATTGATTTAAACTGAACCATCTTTTGATACATCGTATGGTCCAATGGGATTGCAAACTCTAGCTCATGGATGCTGTTAACCGCTTGTTTGATTTCACCGTGGACGATCTTATTACCTCTCGGGCTGTATGGGTCGTGGATAACCTTGCGTGTAGCCGTAGTTCGGTTGAGCTTGTCCCAGCGTCTATCAAGAAAGCTAGGCCACCAGTAGATGGCATAGCCCGCTTTTTTCGCTAAGCCAGCCGGGCGCTCTGGAACAGTTATCTTTTTACCATCAAGATACTCTTTCGAGCCGCTTGAAGTAACCACATAGAAGTGAGATTGATATGTACCACTGTCGCTATTGTGGTCGACTGTATTGATAGTACAGTACCAATCACCGCTCCATTGCAAAGCATCGTACCAGACAAGGTCATCTTGTCCGGACTGCTCTGACCAGGTTGGGACTTGCAATCCAGAGATGCCATTACTAGACCTTAGGCCTTTAACCCGAATAGCGTAGCCTGTGCTACTGATGTTGAAAATTTCAATGCTATCACAAGATACTGTCATGCCATCACCTCATTAGAATAGTGCATTGCCACCGTTCCATTCCCTTGGGCTTCGAAATAATTGATACCGATGTCGAGCGTGAGCGCAAAATCTTTGTTCTCGCCCTTATTCAAGTAGTAAATTGTCCCGTTAGCGTCTTTGAGCGTGATGTCTTCACTGCAGATAATTACTGGACTGATTGATGTATCTCCAGCGTTGACGAAATAAACGGGTGTCTTCTTCTTCTC